CGGTGCAGACGCGCTTGGGCGCGACGACCAGCCAACGCCCGTTGCCCATGTGATGATCGCGCATCAATTCAGCCATCGCCGTCAAGGCTATAGCGGTCTTGCCGGCGCCGACCGGAGCCAGAATCATGGCGCGGTCGCGCTCGTACAGGAACGTCACCGCGTCATTCTGGTATGGGCGAAGGGTCAGCCCCATTGCGCTGCCATCGCCGCGGCGACGCCTTCATAGGTGCGGCTGCGCTCTTTCCAACGATCAGGGCTGGGCGGCATCTTGTGGACGCGCGCCTCGCGTCCTTCCACAATATTGGTCGGCGTCAGTTTCGGCAGGTTCTTGAGCCACAGGCAGGTTGCCTTTGTTTCACCATGGCCAAACTGCCACGGCTGGATGATCTGATCCGGCTTGCGAATGCGGCTGCTGATGATGCTGATCGGGTTCTCCAGCGCGATGCGCGAGATCGGCGCGTCAAGAAGCAAACGCACGAAGTCGAGTGCTTCTGCCTGTTCAGCCTGCTTGTCCTTGAACCAGCGCGCGCCACTGACAGCCAGATGAGTGCATGGCGGGTGGGCAATCATCAAATCCCATCCGTCATGCAGGATGTCGCGCACGTCGCCTTGATGATGCGGCCCCGGTGTTTCCGTTGGTAGCAGGTCGCAAGATAGGGCGTCATGGCCTGAACGCAGGAACGCATCCCGCACTACCCCTGAATATTCGCAAGCGACAAGGATGCGCGCCACTCGTCTATCTCCGTTCTTGACCATAGTGTCGTGTAGTTCTGCTTCAGTACCTTCATGCGCGTGGCGAACAGCACCTGAAGCGGCGACAGCCGACCGCCGGACGCCTTCAACTCGACGAACCAGACGGTCCCGTCAGGCAGGCAGACGACGCGGTCGCTGACGCCGCGATGGTTGGGCGACTTAAACTTGTAGGCCGAGCCACCCATGCGCTCCACCGTCCAGACGAAGTACTTCTCGATCTCACTCTCAGCGACCACGGTTAAGAGCCCAAGACCATATCGCGCCGCCGAGCACCTTGGCGGTGAACTGCATAACCACGATGTGCGGCATCAGCGCACCAAAGGCGATAGTTGGAAACACGATGCTGTCCACAGCGGCTGCGGCGACGTTTGAAACGTTTGACCGCTTAAACCAAGATCCCGCTACCGTCGTAAACACACCCCAGTCTACTACGGCGGCGGCCACAAACGCGGTTGTAGAGGCAATCGCAATGATACCTGCTGCGGGGTTAAGACCGTAGGACAGCCCACCTGCGGCAGCGATAAGCGCCAGCATCTGCCAAGCTTTCAACCGAACATGCAGCCAGTCGCGTAAGGCTAAGTCAAACCCAATGAACAGAAAGGCGTTCAAAGGCGAGATAGCAGGGCCAAAAGCAGCCACAGACAAGTTGGCAGCGATAATAGCGGCGGCGTATGCGGCGACGGCAATTATAAGCATAGGTCTTCCTCAAAGTTAAATTGTGCAGGTGCGTTGTGGGCTTCTATGCGCTGGCGCATGACCTGCGCCCGCGCCTCTTTCGTCGGGGGTAGGTAGTGACCTTTCGACCAGTGCTTGTCGATGCCAACGTTGCGACCAATGTTGGTGCTATCGGCAGAAGCAAACGGGAACCGCGTAAACACGCGGGGGTTTAGCATGCGCAGACCGTGCAACTTTACCAAAGGCCGCCCCTGACGGTCGCAAACCACGCGCATGGCGTCGCCCATGCGAACGCGCCAACTTGACGTACCTACCACGGCGAAATGACCCGAACTGCCAACGCACACACGAGGGTACTGCGCGGCCAATCTTTCTAGCCGGTCCAACGTTTCGTGCATGTGCCAGACCGGCGCACCAAACCACAACGGTAAAGGCCACTCGTCCAACAACGCGTCGTTGGCGTCTTCATCGCCGTCAATGACGTCAGGAATGACGGCGAAATCGCACGATGGAACGCGCCGGCACTGTTCGGCCCAGACATAATACGCCGACCAATCCGTCACTGCGTTGCCGCCGCGCCACGCCGAAAATGCGCCGTTGTCGATGGCGAACGACTGGCACAATTCAACTGCAACGCCCAACTGGTCTTTGTGGGCGAAACTGACAAACGCATGCCCAGCTTCTACGGCTTTAGCGGCGGCGGTCGCTGGCGTAATTGGCAGTCCGTGGTAATGTATCATGCCCAACACCTAACAAACATCGCTTGACAGGTCAACAAGAAATCTGTAGCAAGAGAACAAATCACAGGAGACGACACTATGAACAGAGTACCGACTAGGTTTGACGCTTTAGAAAATGATGATGTTACAGATCATGCGCGGTGCGTACCCGCCAGCGCCATGACGTTGCGGGATTACTTTGCCGCAAAAGCCATGCAGGCGTACATAGCCGCACACGCGCAAGCCAACCCCGACCGCCTTGCCGACCTGTCGGGAATGTTTCGCTTGTTTGCCGATGAGGCGTATGTCTTGGCCAATACCATGCTTGAAGCCAGGGATATTCCGTAATGGCACAACACTCGAATATCGTCGGCGGCTCGACCGCCAAGCGCGTCATCAACTGCCCCGGCAGCGTGGCGCTCGTCCAGCAAATGCCCCCGAAGCCCTCCAGCAAGTACGCCGACGAAGGCACGCTGCTGCACCACGTCATTGCGGCGGTGCTGGAGACGGGCAAGGCGCCGCAGGAGTTCCTCGGCACCGAGTACAACGGCGTCGAGTTGACCGAGGACCTGATGGAGCGCAAACTGTTGCCCGCGCTAGAGGCGCTCGACCAGATCGACCCTGACAAGGTGATGGAGTATGACGTCGAGAAGATTGTGGGCTTTGGCCATGTTCTGCCTGACGTGTTCGGCTCCGCTGATGTTATTGGCCGCATCGGCAACCGCGGCATTCTGATCGACTGGAAGTTCGGCGACGGCGTCGCGGTCGAGGCGGAGGAGAACCCGCAGGCCATGTTCTACATCGCCGCCGCCATGCACACTACCTCGACCCGCTGGGCGTTCCTCGACATTGAGGCCATCGACGTCTACATCGTCCAGCCGCCCTTCGTGAAGCACTGGTCAACGACGGTCGAGCGCATCAAGCGCTTTGAGGCTGACCTGATCCTGGCCGTGCGGGCTGCCGAGCAGCCGGACGCGCCACTCAAGACGGGCGACCACTGCCGCTGGTGCGCCGCCAAGTCGGTCTGCCCGCTGGTGACGGGTGCCGTTGCCCGCGCCGACCGTGCCGCCCTCAAGACGGTGAACGTCGACGACCTGGCCTCTGCGCTTGACCGCATCGAGCTGCTGGAGGGCTGGATCAAGGACGCCCGCGAGATGGCGCAGGCGCTGCTGGAGAACGGTGTGGACGTGCCGGGCTACAAGCTGGTCGCCAAGCGGGCGACGCGGCAGTGGGTGGACGAGAAGGCAGCCTTGACAGCCCTCGGCAAAGCAGGGCTTAATGCTACGGAATTGACGGAGTTGAGGTCGCCGGCGCAGATCGAGAAGGTGCTGAAGAAGCGCAAGATCGACATGCCGGAGGGCCTCATCACCTCCGTCTCATCGGGTAACACGCTGGCAAGCGCGGATGATCCGCGACCCGCCGTGTTGCAGATCGGCGCGCAGCTTGCCGCCGCTCTTGGTAAACTAGTCTAAACAGGAGAAGACAATGAACGACATCGTGAACTTTGGCAACGCCAAGCTCCCCTCCGTCCAGTCCCTTTCGACCGCCTTGCGCTCGCTTGAGCATGAGGTCGGCGGCAGCGGCATGGCGATCCTCAAGATGGACAAGACCGGGCACTGGGTGTTCGGTGCTGACCAGACGGAGATCGAGGACGACAGCACCTGGGCCGTCAATCCGTTCTCATTCGTCCACGGCTACATCGCCTGGGGCGAGGGTGACGTGCTTGGCGAGAAGATGGTGCCGGTAGCTGAGCCGCTGCCGGAGATGGACGTGCCGCCGCCGGGCGCCAAGCGCGGCTGGGAGTTGCAGGTGGGCATGAGCCTCAAGTGCATGGCGGGCGACGACAAGGGGCTGGAGGTGATCTATAACGTCACGTCCGTGGGCGGCAAGCGCGCCGTCCAGAAGCTGGCCCTTGACATCGCCGCGCAGGTCGAGAAAGACCAGTCCAAGCCGGTGGCTGCCGTGCGCCTCAAGAAGGAGCACTACACCCACAAGTCCTACGGCCGCATCTACACGCCGATCTTTGAGATCGTGTCGTGGCTGGGCCTTGACGGACAGGCTGACGAGCAGTCCG